AGTTTCACCTGTGTTAACACCGGCACCCATGCCCACTAGTGGACGACCTTTGGCAGTTAGTTCCTTGTTAAATTCAGCAATAGCGTCAATCATTTCTAGTGCTGTTTTAACCGCAGTCTTGGCATGGTTAGCATCATCCAATGGAGCACCGTGAACGTGTAGGCTAGCATCGCCAATGAACTTGATCAGTGTACCATCGTTTTTAAGCACAGGAATACTCAGTGCTGTCATGTAGTCGTTCATGATCTGCGTAAGTCCCTCTACATCATCACCAAACGATTCACCTAAGGTAGTAAACCCACGTAGGTCAGTCATGACAATTGATAGTTCTTTGCGCTCACCACCTAGTTTGATCAGCTCTGGATTCTTTTGTAGTCTTTCAACAATAGTAGGATTAACATAGCTACCAAACTGTTTCTTGATCTGTTGTTTCTGTAAGAATTCACTAACGAACTTAACACCATAAGCGTGTAGCATAACAAGAACTACACCTGCTGTAGGCACAATAGCATCTATTAGGAACTTGTAGTGCGCAAACACATACATGCTTGCTGGAATTAAACTAGCAGTTAATACAACACCTACACCTAGGCCAACATATACCCAGCGACTTAAGAACAAGATGATTAAGCTGATTAACACCAATGCCAATAGCTCAGCACCTGGTGCCCAATCTGGACGTTCAATACTTACATTGTTAGCCAATGTACCAATAACAGCGGCCTGCATGTCCTGTGGCCAAACATTGCCTAGACTAGTTGGAACTGGATTACCTAGGCCTGCGGCACTTAGGCCTACAATGACCACAGCACCACCAAAGTCTTTGGGTAAGTCTACTGCGGATACCTGTGTATCTTTCTGTGACCAATCTACCCAAATACGACCTAGGCTGTCTGTGCTAATAGGATTAAAGCCGGGAACACGCATTTTTTCAACACCGTTGGCATTTAGCCTAACTTGGAATGTTGAGGTATTTACTAATACACGTAAGACTTCTAAAGGCACGCTTGGATACAAACTACCGTTACTAGCTACAAACAAAGGTAGTCGACGATTAACACCATCTACTTCCGGTAGTGTGTTAGCAATACCAACACCTGCGGCATTCTTTTCTAATTCTGGAATATTAGCAATAATGCCCGGATAGTTAATGATAGTATCTAAATAGTCTGCACCAATTACAGCACTGCCTGGCTTACGAGGAATATTCTTATTGGCCTGTGAGGGCATGTTAGTAAGAATGACATTATGTTGTGTTTGTAGCACTGAAGCTAATACACTATCACCGCCCTGACGATCTTTTTCTGGCATCATAACATCCCAAACAACTAAACCTGCGTTGCGAGCGTATAGCTGATCAATTAGATTAGCATATATGTCACGCTTAAATGGCCACTGACCATATTTGTCAATAGTGGCTTCATCGATGTTTACAGTATAGATATTATTCTGAGTGGGTTTTTGGTTTGTGATCAATTGATCAAAGTAACGAAGTTTGACAGACTCAACGAATGTGGGTCCGGAAAATACCACAGCTACAATTAATGATAGTGTGATTAGTGCAGTCCAAGGACTGACTAAGAGTTTTATAAGTTTATGTTTCATCGTTCTATTATACTTCCTCTAAATGGGCTAGCACAGACTTTTGGTGGGGATTGGTATTCTTCAGGCCATATTTCTTCTGGGGGGTTTATACAAGGTATATGCTGGTTTGCTTGGAGTGGTTTCGACTTGCTTATTATCTTTTACAGGTGTAGGTTGCACTGCACAGCCTGCGATTAATAATGCTATCAGCAATGTTATAATTAAATTCATATTAATATTTATATTGGCGGAGAGCGAGGGATTCGAACCCTCGATACAGGTTTAAGCCCGTATGCTTCCTTAGCAGGGAAGTGCCTTCGACCACTCGGCCAGCTCTCCGTATTCTTACAATTTTGTTAGCTGGAGATTTAATACAAAATTCTCCACTAACAATTTAGTTACTGTTGCTAGCAGTATTGCTTCACCGTCTTCGCTTTGCGTAAATGTTTCATATAGCTCATACGCTTGACTTCCGACTATTTGATAAATCCTATCTTTCTCTAACGGTAGTCCTTGCCAATCAATCATATCAGACAGTTCTACTTCTTTGGCTAGTTCAATAATCTGTTCTTGTGTATATTTCATACTCACCTTTAATATATGGTCCGGCGTGAGGGAATCGAACCCCCAACTAGGGAGTAGAAATCCCCTGTTATATCCATTTAACTAACACCGGTCTGGTGGGCCCCGTGAGATTCGAACTCACTGTCTTCCGGTTATGAGCCGGGTGCGTATACCAGGTTTATGCTTGAGGCCCTAAAACTTGGTGCAGGTGGCCGGAATCGAACCCGTCTACGCTAGTTTGGAAGACTAGAATGTAACCTTAAACACTTTACCCGCATTATTTCTTACTATGTGTATATTATAACAACTTATTAGGTGGTTGTCAATCTATTTTTACAATTATCGTTATGCCACCTAGATAAGTTATTTTGACTTACCATCTTCCCACAATGTAGACAGGCAAATTTTGGAGGAGTGACGCCTTTGTTCCAGGCGACTTGGACTCCTGCTTTTCCTTTATTCCACGGGTCTACACCTTTACGGTGATGTGATTGTTTGGCGTATCTTTTCTTAAGAGCCACAGATCGTTTTTCTCGTTCATCATCACTCATTGGGCCAGTTTTCATACCTTTGTTCCAAGCAACTTGTAACCCTTTAGTTCCTTTATTCCACGGAATATTTCCTTCTAACCACGGAAAACGGGTTCCTTTAAGGTTTCGTTTAACTATATCAAAATGTTTAGAAGAAACAATTCTTTGATTATTTTTAGTAACCTCCAACATTTTTGCAAATGCTGCTCTTAACTTAAAATTGTCAGGATAAATTTTACAAAGTAACCAATGACATAAGAAATGCTCTCTGTAAGTTAGTGTTACTAAATTTTTCTTAGAATTGCTTCCTCCCATACATTTAGGAACAACATGGTGTCGTTCACTATATTCAACAGGTTGATTAGTTTTAGCGTTAGCAATAATAGCATCATAAATATTTTTGTAGTTCATACTGTATTTATCATCTACAGCATAAGACACAGCATTTTAGGCTATTTTGCGTTGGCTTTCCTGCATGGCCATAACTTCTGTCAGACGGTCCGCACAATACGATGCGGCCCACGCATGAGGTTTAACCATTGGAATAACGTTACAGGTTCCACGGATATACCCAATAGCTTGTTGAACTACACAGCTTGATCCATGCATTTCGTTTGGGTTAATGTCTAGATGAACTGCAACTTCACGGTCTTCTAGGACTTCGTGCAACTTCAAATACAATTCACTGATTTTATAAACTTCATTCATTAAACGCATAGCTGGGCGGTTACGCTTTTGATCGTAGTCACGTTCTACACTTGATTCACCAAAGATCTTACAGCCGTGATTACCATCAATGTGTACCACAACCGCCAGGGTATATTCAGCGTGCCATACTCCGTTTTTACGGAATCTACGGCTATCGCCTCCGATATACACTTTTGTTTCTTTGCTTTGTGCGTTGATAAAATCACGCACTTGATCGAAATTCAATTTTTTCATTGCGTTGCCCTTTACTGTATTTAATGGTGCTACCTCTTGGACTTGAACCAAGCACACCCGACTCTTCAGGCCGGTGCTCTACCAGATGAGCTAAGGTAGCATATTTCTTAATACTGCTTTAAATTTAATGCTGTTGTTAGTTTGCGTTTTACTGTTTGATTAGGAACTCTAAACTTATCTGTGCTTCGAAAGCCTAGCATTTCTCCAACTTCAGCTACAGCACCACTGCGACTAATTCCCATATGACAGTGGACTACTACGTTCATATGATTATCCCAAGCACGTTGTAGTGCGCTGGCAATGCTGTTAGCATCATCGTTGGATATAACACATTCATATAATAGTTTGTCATCTTCTTCTACATCTAAGAAGTTAAACTGTAGAGTTTCTTTAAACTGATGTTTTGGCGTTGGAAACTCAGTGTTATAATCACAGATCTGAATTAGCATACTATTGTCGCCAGCATCATAATGATGGCCTTTGCGAACATCATCAAGACTAATATTTTCAATCCATGGTTTCATCATTACCTCGCTCCTGGCCAAATAAGTTGTATTGCTATTAATC